GTATGGAGATTTTTCAGCGTAATGACTAAATATCCAAAAGTACACTTATTACCCCCTAAATCTGGTCCTCAACCACAAGGCTTGAATTTAAAACCTAACAATGTTAAAACAGTTCGATTGGAGAAAATAAATGGCAGAAATAGACAAAGCGCTACCAAACGTAGATGAAACTATAGAAGTAACTCAAGATGAAATAATTCAAGAAATATCTGAACCAGAAAACACAGATTTTCCTACAGAGGTATCTGAAGTAGTTGAAAACGAAGATGGATCAGTAGATATTAATTACGGTGATGAACAAAACTTACCGCCCCCAACAGACCATAACGCAAACTTAGCAGACTATTTAGATGAAACAGAGTCTGGTAAATTAAGCGCTGAACTAATTGAAAACTATAAAGATTATAAAACATCGAGAAAAGATTGGGAACATACATACACAACTGGACTTGATTTATTAGGATTTAAATATGAAAAAAGATCAGAGCCGTTTCAAGGTGCCTCGGGCGCGACTCATCCGGTTTTGGCTGAAGCTGTTACACAGTTTCAGGCTCTCGCTTATAAAGAGTTACTCCCGGCTACTGGACCAGTAAGAACACAAATTTTAGGTATCAATACTCCGGAAAAAGTTCAACAAGCGAACCGTGTAAAAGAATTTATGAATTTTCAAATCATGGATCAAATGAGGGAATACGAACCTGAGTTTGATTCTATGTTATTTCATCTTCCACTAGCTGGATCAACTTTTAAAAAAGTTTACTATGATGATTTATTAGGACGAGCTGTTTCTAAGTTTGTTCCTGCTGACGATTTAGTGGTTCCATATTCTGCTACCTCATTAGAAGATGCGGAATCTATCGTTCACGTAATTAAAATCACAGAAAATGATTTGAGAAAGCAACAGGTTATGGGTTTCTACAAAGATGTAGAAATACCTCTACCTGGTCAAGGAAAAGAAAGCGAAATTGAAAAAAAAGAACATGAATTAGAAGGTGTAAAGAAAACTGGAAAAAACGAAGACTTACATACTCTTTTAGAATTTCATGTTGATTTAGATTTAGATGGTTTTGAAGATATTGGACAAGACGGTGAGCCGACAGGAATTAAACTACCTTATGTTATAACTATTGATGAAGACTCACAAGAAATACTATCTATTAGAAGAAACTACATACAAGATGACCCATTAAAAAAGAAAATAAATTATTTTGTACACTTTAAATTTTTACCAGGACTAGGTTTTTATGGTTTTGGTTTGATTCACATGATTGGTGGATTATCAAGAACAGCAACAGCTGCCTTACGATCTTTGTTAGATGCAGGAACGTTATCAAACCTACCTGCAGGATTTAAACAAAGAGGAATAAGAATTAGAGATGATGCACAATCAATTCAACCAGGAGAATTTAGAGATGTAGATGCGCCAGGCGGAAGTATAAGAGATGCTTTTATGATGCTTCCATACAAAGAGCCTTCACAAACTCTGTTACAGCTTATGGGTGTCGTAGTTAGTGCAGGACAAAGATTTGCTTCAATAGCAGACCTGCAAGTAGGAGATGGGAATCAGCAAGCCGCGGTGGGTACGACAGTTGCGTTGCTTGAAAGAGGAAGCAGAACAATGTCTGCGATTCACAAAAGAATTTACTCTGCATTAAAAGAAGAATTTAAATTACTTTCAGGAGTTTTTAAAACATATTTACCCCAAGAATATCCTTACGACGTTGTCGGTTGTCAAAGAATGATTAAACAAATGGACTTTGACGATAGGATAGACATATTGCCAGTTGCTGACCCAAATATTTTCTCACAATCACAGCGAATATCTTTAGCGCAAACTGAGTTACAGCTGGCAATGTCCAACCCTCAAATTCACAACACATACAATGTTTATAGAAACATGTATGAAGCTTTAGGTGTAAAAGATGTAGATTCAATATTAGTACGTCCTCAACCACCGGCTCCAAAAGACCCTGCACTAGAACATATTGATGCAATGGGACAAAAACCTTTTCAAGCGTTTCCTGGACAGGACCATAGAGCACACATTACAGCTCACATGAATTTTATGGCAACTAATATTGCCAGAAACAATCCAATGATTATGGCTAGTCTTGAAAAAAATATTTTTGAACACATTTCATTGATGGCTCAAGAGCAAGTTGAGATGGAAATGTCACAAGACATACAACAAATACAGCAAATACAGCAACAGGCTCAACAAAATCCACAGATGGCACAAAATCCTCAGCTTCAACAACAGTTAAAACAGTTTTCAGATAAGTTTGAAGCAAGAAAAGCTGTGTTGATTGCTGAAATGACTGAAGAATTTATGAAAGAAGAAAAAGATATTACTTCTCAGTTTGATAATGATCCTCTTGCTAAGCTAAAAGCTAGAGAATTAGACTTAAGAGCCGCTGAAAACCAAAGAAGAAAAGAATATGAGTCTAAAAGAATTGAATTAGATCGTATGAAAGCGGTTATGAACCAACAAAACCAAGACAATAAGTTAGAACAGAATGAAGAATTAGCAGAAATGAGAGCTGAAACTTCAATTGAGAAAACTTTATTGCAAAATGCACTTAAAAAAGATACATAATAATTAAAATAGGAGACTTATGATCAAAACTCAATCTAAACACGTAGATTTTAAAAAATTTACTAACAAAGACGGTCTTTTGAAAGGCGGAGTACCTGTTGAGATGTCAAAACCAAACGAATCTCAAACTGACAGAGTACAAGGTCAAAAAAGAATGTTAAAAAACAAAAGATCAACTGTAACTTGGTACTAACATGTGGTTTCAGGCAATTAAATTAGCCGTATCTGCTGGAAGTAAAATTTATGCCAATAAGCAGAAGGCAAAAGTTGCAATGTCTGATGCACAACTGCTACATGCAGAGCGTCAAGCTCGAGGTGAGGAAGCTTACCAAGGAAAATTGCTAGAAGCAAGACAATCAGATTATAAGGACGAGGCGGTTCTTGTAATTCTCACGTTGCCCATATTGGTGCTTGCATATGGAGTCTTTTCAGACGACGCACAGGCAATGGACAAGATAAAAATCTTCTTCGATCATTTCCAGTCGCTCCCGTCATGGTTCACAAATTTGTGGATCCTTGTAGTGGCGTCAATATATGGTATAAAGGGAACACAAATATTTAAAAACGGAGGAAAAAAATAATGAGAACTGATTATCAACCAAAACCTAGAGTAAGACCTAGACCTGACCATGAAAAAGCAAATGGTAAGGTTTATTCAGGTAAAGATAAAAGTATGATCGAATTAAAGAAAAAAGGTGAGATCAAAAAAATACTCAAAAGGGCTAGTATAAGTGTCTAAAGACAAAAAAAAGAAAAAAATACCTGAAGGTAAAAAGGGTAAAGGAATTAGAAAATTAAAAAAAGTAGCTCCTAAAGTTGCTAAAAGAATGGGCTACAAAAAGGGGATGAGAGCCTGTGGCTAAGCTTTGTGCAAAAGGTAAAGCAGCAGCCAAGCGTAAATTTAAAGTTTACCCCTCGGCGTACGCAAACATGTATGGTTCAGCAGTATGTTCTGGTAAGATAAAACCAGGCGGTAAAAAGAAAAAATCTAAAAAAAGAAAATAATGGCCGAGACCGGTTTAAGGAAATGGGTTAAAGAAAAATGGGTGGACATTGGAGCACCGAAGAAGAACGGAAAATATCAACCTTGCGGGAGAAGCAAAGGCTCAAAGAGGAAATATCCGAAATGCGTTCCACTTGCAAAAGCCACACGGATGACAAAGTCGCAAAAGGCGAGTGCTGTCAAACGAAAAAGAGCTGCAGGGAATCCGGGCGGTAAACCAACTAACGTAAAAACATTTGCATAATGAACTTAGAAAAAGATTTACAAAAACAAATTAGAGAAAAAAGATTAAAAGAATCTGCTATTGCACAACTTAGAAAAAGAAGTAAAGATTCTGTTGCTAGACCTAGAGCAGAAAAAAATATTTTAACAGATAATCCAAACTTACAAAAAATATAATGACTATTAGAAAAACAACTAAAGGACCAGGAGCTAATTACAGACCAACTAAATCTGGTGCTGGTATGACTGCTAAAGGTGTAAGAGCTTATAGAGCAGCTAATCCTGGATCAAAATTAAAAACAGCCGTGACTGGTAAAGTCAAGAAAGGTTCAGCAGCTGCTAAACGTAGAAAGTCATATTGTGCAAGATCACTTGGACAACTTAAACGATCTTCTGCTAAAACTAGAAATGATCCTAATTCTAGAATTAGACAAGCTAGAAGACGTTGGAAATGTTAGATAGATTAATATATAGATTTTTTGGTTTTTTAGATGATGCCATTGCATTTCTTGAAACAGGTGCTATAAGAATGACTGAATGGTGTTGGCATTCAAGAGTAAATTTACTAAATAAAAGGAGAAAGAAAAATGTTACAAGAAGAAACAATAATAATTCATAAAGTACAAAAACATCTTAAAGAGTCTTATCAAGATATAGCAGATGCCATGATTGGTGGTGCTATTGACAATATGGAAAAATACAAGTATATGATGGGACAGGCACATGCCTATTTAAAAATATCACAGGAAATCTCTAACCTGCTAGAACCAAAGGAGCACAAAAATGATATTGAAAGACCCGAAAACGTCGTCGACTTCGAACGACCCGAAAGTTAAATCGGCACTATTAGATAAATACGACGAAGAAGCAAAAAAAGAAGTAGACGGTTACGAACTTCTTAAAACATAAGAATCAAATAAATTACCAAAACCTACTGGATGGAGTTTAGTTGTTCTGCCATTTAAAATGCCAGAAAAAACTAAAGGTGGATTATTACTTGGACAAGAAACTTTAGAGAGACAACAGATTGGATCTACTTGTGGTTTAGTTCTTGCAATGGGTCCACATTGTTATGACAAAGATAAATTTCCAGAAGGTCCTTGGTGTAAAAAAGGTGATTGGGTTATCTTTGCAAGATATGCGGGATCAAGAATCCAAATAGATGGTGGGGAAGTAAGAATGCTAAATGATGATGAAGTTTTAGCAACCATTGAAAACCCTGAAGATATACTTCATCAATATTAATCATAGAAGGAGATAAACTATGCCAGACGTAGAAGAAAACAAAACAGTTGATATAGATACATCAGGTCCTGATACAGAAATTGAGTTAGAAGAAACTCAAACTGCAGAAACAGAAACACCTGAAGTAGAAACATCTACTAATGAAACAGAAGAGACTTCAACAGTTGTTGAAGCAAAAGAAGAAAAGAAAGAAGAGCCTGCACAGGACAATAAAGAACAAGAATTAGAAAAATACTCTGAAGGAGTACAAAGAAGAATAGCTAAATTAACTCATAAATGGAGAGAAGCAGAGAGACAAAAAGATGAAGCTTTAACTTATGCTCAAGCACAAATAAAAGCTAAACAAGAAGCAGAAGCTAAAATCTCGAAGCTTGAACCAGGCTTCATGAAGTCTACTGAAGATAGTATTACTTCAGGAGTACAAGCAGCTCAAGCAAAACTTGCAGCAGCGAGAGAAGCAAACGACTTGACTGCTGAAGCAGAGGCGTTAACAGCTATTTCTGAACTTGGTTATAAAAAAGCTAAACTTGAAGAAACTAAAGTTGCTCAAGAAGAATATAATCAACAAAGAAAACAAGCTTCACAACCACAACCAGAAATAAACTTAAATAGACAGCAAGCATCTCAAGGAACACCTGATCCTAAAGCTGAAACATGGGCAGCTAGAAATGCCTGGTTCGGTCAAGATACGGCTATGACTTATACTGCTTTTGATCTACATAAGAAACTTACAGAGCAAGAGG